GTAGCTTTCCCCGGTATTGAGCATGTTTACCGTTAGAGCCTTAAAGCCCAACATTAGGAGACTGGTGGCGGTCTTCTTACGGTCCAAGTATTGGGCCGCGCAGTTTGCCACCAAGCAAACCTTGAGGAGGATTGCTAGACAAGCTTTGTTCATGGGGTTTCCCATGGCCGTAGCCTCTGTTGCCTTGTCCTTTCTCGTAGGTAAGCTTGCACTTAGCTCAACACAGCACTTGTTGAGCCCTTGCGAGGAAGTGGTGTCTCCTCGTATGGCACTGAGCAGCGGACAGCCCAGTGGCATTTGTGCGAAGGGTGGTGCAATGCATTGTCCGGGACAGGACGGTGATTATTGTACGCTCTTGGTCGGAATGACCAGGCTCCGTAAAAGGGCCCTTTGGGCCAGGCGTCTTGAAAGTAGGTTGGGGTTGGGGTTTTGCAGTTTGGGTGCGTTCTTTAGAGGCCGGTGGCAACCAGACCTCGTTTCTAAGGAGCATAACCCTGCTGTTGCCCAGCTCCTACTCTACTTCCGTCACGGAGCAAAATGCCTTGGTGGAGGCATTGTCCAACCACAAGATAAGAGAAAAGGGGAATCTGATGCAGAGTATTCTGCCAGATGTGACCAGGCTACCTACCTTGTCATGGAGTTCCCTGACGGCTCCCGGGAGATCGTATATCCCGACCTTTTCTTTAAACTTGCCTCTTACACGTTTTGCAGGAAGCGTGACGCCCTTCTTGTCCCAGCTATCCGGGTTCGTGCCCTGGACTGGTGCAAGAAGGTCGGCTTGACAGAAGTCGACACTTGGATAGCAGTGTCATCAGTTATCCACTTGGTGTGGCAAATTTCGGCCAAAGAACTAATGTCCAGGGCCGCTATTTGTCGGGAGGATTCCACTTCTGCTTGGTGGTCCACTTGAGGTGGACCCGTTGCCACCTGGGGTAACTGCCCGGGTGAGCTTGTGGCGCGACCCATGGGCGAGGGTGCTACCTTGGTGGTGCCTAGCAACGTGGACTTAGAGTCCTGCCGTCGCAGAAAAATGTTGGTGGCGTGTGCACCTAGCATGCCGGGCACTTGGGTGCCAGGTGTACATTCGTCATGCATACATAACGAGTATTCTGCCCTACTCCTTCGCTCTCTTGCGTGTGTTCCCGGGGGCTTTAACAAAGAGCCTAGCCGTTCTTTTGTGCGTACCATAGCGCACTTGAAAAGTTTGGCGAAGCGGTTTTGCCAACCCCGGTGGACCTACGAGCAGACTGCGCAGACATACCAAGGGAGGTTACGTAGAAGGTATAACAAAGCATGTCTTGATCTTGAGGAACCTTGGTGCAGGAGGGACTTTGAGTTGAGGGCGTTTTTGAAAGCTGAGAAGTGCGGTGCTGCCAAAGATTCTAAGCCGCGTATGATCTTCCCCAGATCACCTAAGTATAATTTGGCACTTGCCAGCTTTCTTAAACCTTTTGAGCATTGGTTGTGGGGATATCTGACTGCTTATAGATGCTTTGGGGGTAGTAAGACTCGTGTTGTTGCAAAGGGACTCAGTCCCCGTGAAAGAGCTAACTTGATTCAAAAGAAAATGAATCTCATGGACGATTGTGTCTGTTTTGAGGTTGATGGTAAGGCTTTCGAAGCCCATGTTTCATCACGTCAAGTGTCGTTAGAACATAGCATTTATCTTGCGGTTTATGGGAATGACCCCGAGTTGGCTATGTTGCTGTCCCGCCAGCTGTTCACTGGCCGCACAGCGGGCGGCGTCAAATTCTCCCGTCCTGGTGGTAGAGCTAGTGGTGATTACAACACCGGCATGGGCAATTCGTTGCTCATGCTGTGTGCTGTCATCTCTGCTATGAAGCACTTCAAAGTCAAGTTTGATACGCTTGTCGATGGAGATAATGCTCTGCTTTTTGTCGAAGCTTCTGACATACAGAGGGTTTATCAGGGATTTGGCGCTCGTGTTTTCGACGATTGCGGTCACGAGATGACACTAGAAAAGCCTGTTACCATAGTTGAGCACGTCCGTTTCGGACGTAGTGCCCCTGTGTTCCTAGGCCCTGGTTTGGGTTATACCATGGTCCGGGAGCCATGGTCAGTTCTTTCTACCATGTGTGCTTCCCACAGGTGGTTGAATGAGCCGACATTTGGCAGGCGGTGGCTTGGTGGTGTTGCTATGTGCGAGTTGTCTTTGGCTCGTGGCATACCCGTCACACAAGCTTTCGCTTTTCAACTCTTCAAATGGGCAGACGTCCCTCTGAGTAGGGTCCCTGATTGGGCCTTAGTCGACTACTTTGTGGTCGGCGCTCGTTTGACGGAGACGGTCCGTACCATCGAGCCTACTCGTGAGTGTAGGCTTAGCTACGAACGTGCGTTTGGGTTATCGCCCGATGAGCAGGTGTTGAGAGAGAGATTGCCAGTTAGTTTCGGGTTTCCGGGACTTCCTCTCGAGATGCCTGTCCCATCCAGATGGTTCGAAGCTGAGGCAGGTCTGTACGAGACCTTCCTTGATGGCCAACTATAGTACACGTCTATATCGTTGCGGGAATGCCCGGTGCGGTGTTACCAGAAAGTTGCAGGAGACGTAAATTCGGCTGACGCGCACGTGCGGGGTGACAGCCCCTAAGCTGCCTGAGTTTCGGTGGCGCGCGGGTTAAACGCTGATGCTCCTGTTGGTTGCTGTCATAAGTATTTTACTGACGTAAATCGGGTATCTAGGCAGCACAATGGGATGGCCATGACGGTGGCGCCCGATAACAGCGATGTAGGCGGCAGGTTTGTTGTTCATACCTTAAGAGCAACCGCTCGTGGTTCTGGATGACCACGGACGCTTTGATACATCCAGCGAGTGGCATTTGATAACTGCCCGCCTTACCTGCGTTACGGGTAACCCCAAGGAGGTCTCTGTGGACAAACCGAAAGGATTGGGCCGTTCCACAGAGAGTGTAGGTTGAC